TCTCTTCCTACAGGTTTAAATAAAACAGACGTTGACGAAATCTTAACCGCTGGTACACCTAATGCGGCGATGGCTAAGTTAGATAAAGCGTGGAGCGATAACGGTTTTAGTATGTTAAAAGACCGTAAGTTCCGTATGGCCCCTAAGCAACTAAAAGCGGAGATCGAGGAAAAAATTCAACAGAATCCGCTTTTTGAGTTAATGGCTGAGTCTAAGGGTAGTATATCAATAAAAATAGATGGTGTATTAGAAGCAATCTCAGCTAGAGCAGATAAACGTGGCTTTATCAACGGGAAAGACCTCGCCGATCTTCGCAGTGCTTTAGGTACAGCGGCTGCTAAATCTTCTGACGCTGGTGGAGAAAGTGTAGTTCTTAAAGCACTATACTCACAGGTTCAAGAAATAGTTGATGCTAAAATGGTTTCACAGTTATCCCCTAAAGCCGCTGACCTCTTTACGTTAGAACGTAGTAGGTGGCAGACAAACACTGTGCTAAGAGATGCGGTTTTGTCGTCTTCAAAAAAAGCAGGAACTCACGGTAAATTTACTCCTGATGATTGGATTGCAGCTATTGCTCGTAACTCAGCAAGACAAGCCCGTGGGGGTCAAGGCCCGTTAGCTGATGTGGCACAGGACTTAGCCAACACAGCCCGTGTGGGGGAAGAAGCTATAAAGGAAACCACTAAGAAGTTGGCTGCTCGTATTTCTGAGAGAAAAGAGAGAGAAATACAACGGCAACTAAACAAAGCAAAGGCTGAGAGAACAAGCCTAAACGCTAAGAATGCAAAATTAAAAAGCAGGCTTATGGGTAGTAGTGAAAAAGCTCAAGAAGTTGCTGCTAATACTAATAGACTACAGACGTTAGAAGAGGAAGCAGCGGCTTATGCAGAGGAGTTAGCAAACATAAAAGCTGCCCGTGTTAATGAAAACCCTTCGTGGTTTCATACATTAGCGGCAACTACCTTTTTAGGAGCTGGGAGAAGAGGCATGGCGATGGTAGGAGGCGCTCTCGGTGGTGCTAAATTAGCTGAACCTGCCGCTCAAAGGTTCTTAGCGGGTCAAACAGGCGTACAGAAAGCCGGACAGGCTGCTGCTGCTTCTCAAGTAGGTCAGGCTTTGATTGGAGGGCTACCTGCAATTATACGGCAACCTTCTGGGATGCTGGCTTCACCAGAGCCGCAGCGACAGCAATGACAGCTCTAGAGTTTATAAACACTGCGTGGCCCGTAGCTGTAGGTTTTGTAACTCTAGTTATTGTACTCGCTAAAATGCACAACGATATAGAGACACTTAAAGAAAAGGTTCGTGTTCTCTTTGAACTATGGAATAACAGGGGTAATGACAAATGAAGAAAGACCCACGTTTAGATAGAGCTGGTGTCAGTGGTTTTAACAAACCTAAAAGGACTCCAGACCACCCTAAGAAGAGTCATGTAGTTGTAGCTAAGGAAGGCGATAAGGTTAAGACCATACGCTTTGGAGAACAGGGAGCATCAACAGCAGGTAAACCTAAAGCTGGTGAGTCTGAAGCGATGAAGAAGAAGAGAGCATCATTCAAGGCTCGTCATGGGGCTAACATAGCTAAGGGTAAGATGTCAGCAGCTTACTGGGCTAACAAAGAAAAGTGGTAGAAAAATTAGGGGGCATTTAAGCCCCCTTAGTTTTTATGGTATCTCGCACATTCCTCCAACACATGCAAGTTCTTGTGACCCTGTAGTCATATCCTCAAACTCAAAGGTAGCTAGTGCTTCCCAGTCAAAGTCAGGCAGTACTTTAAGCACAGCCTTGTACTCTGCCTCAGTGCATTCCGTATATGGTGCCTGTTGATAGGTATGATCACTGTAAGGTAACAGACTAATACCACTCATCATATCGAAGTTCTTCCACATCCAGCTACAGATATCAAAGAACTCCTCGTCCTTGTAGTAGACCGTGATGCTGGGCTTATGCTCACACCAATTCTCTTGATACGTCTTCCACAACTCAAGCTGTTGCATTGCTCCCATGTCTGACGTACACAGAGCGCCTGTGGGGGATTTTACAGGGAAGCTGAATACCAACGTAGTGCCTGCATCCACATCAGCCTGTGTGGGCTTTAAATAGCCTTCAGAAGGTGCTTTATTGACTTTAGTTACGTCTATCTCACAAGGAAATCCTGCTTGAAACATATACTGAGCCATAGGGTCTTTAGAGTCTGCACGTACTGTCCTGATATAATAAGGACTGAATCGAGGATGGATACCACTAGCACTGTTAACAAGCTGCGACACAGTACCAGAAGGTTTGACACAAGTAATAGCAGCAGCCTGATTAATACCTAATCTCTTAGCCCACTTCTTATTAGTCTCAACAGCAACATCCTTCAACTCTTTAAGAATAAAATCTAATTCATTACTGGAGCTGGTGAGTTTGCTGTCCATAATACCAGTAAGACTGACACCCAACAGGGCTTCTTCCTCAGTGTTCTTCTTCCAGACAGACCGTAGGTATCGGAAGTCAGTCAAGGTAGCCTGTAGTGTCCCCAGAATTGCTGCAATACGTACTTTTTCCTTTAGTGTATCCAGAGTGTCGTCTGCACGTACAACTACTTCAGACAGATTACAGAACTGATTAGGTCGTAAGATAATCTCACTACATGGGTTAGTACCGAAGTCATGATCAGATTCACGGCGACCATTACGAGCTGCAATCTTCTGTGCTGCTACGCGACTAAAGACTCCACGCTCACCAGACTTAGAATCATACAGAGACTTCATCTCATCCATAAAGAAATCAAACTCAGGCTTCTCAGTATAACAAGCACTGTTGTTAGCTAAAGCTCGTTGTGAGTTGTCTTCCCACCACTGACCACTCTTAGCTGTCCTTAGCCGCGCATCTGATGGATTAGACAAGCTAATCAAGGCTGATCTACGTACACCACCAACAACAATTACTTCAGCGATCTTGCAACACAAGTCATGACACTCAAGGCTGCTTAGCTTTCGTCCTGCTGATTTCTTAAACATCTTGACTGTAAAGTGAAACAGATTGATAAGAGGTGCTGGCCCACTAGCACGACCACCAAAAGTCTTCAAGCGTTCGCCTGCTTCACGGACTTTACTGGTATCCCATTTTGGTACTTCACCTGCATAGAGCATAGCAATAAGCTGACGCATAGCCTTAGCCCAGCCAATCTTACTGTCTGCTACAGCTATTGTGGTGTCTGTAGTGTGATGTTCTTCAGCCACTACTGGTAGCTTACCTACGTACTGACGCTCTACGGAGAACCCTACGCCTGTACCACACATGAGGATGTACATAAGCTCATCGAATGCTTTAGGGTGATCAATAGGCAGGTAGGAGCAGTTGAAACCTGCTACATTATCCCTGTCTAAGGCTGGCCCTGCTGTCATAACACAACGCATAGAGGGCATTACTTCTAGATTGACAATAGCGTCTGTGATCTTCTGCTTCTCATCACTACCAATCTTGTTGCCCCAATAGGCTACATAACGCTGGGCTGTTTCTTCCCATGTCTCACGCCTACTCTTATCATCTTGCCAACGAGCATACCTGCTGGCAGCTATAAACTTACTGTAGTTATCCATTAATCTCTTCCGTGGTTAGGGTGATAGTTATAATTAATTTCTGCTATTCTTCGTGCCTCAATAGCATCTTCTTTGTTTCCAAAGTGACCTAAATTTACTCTTTTACGAGTACCTCCAATTTGAGCAATCCATTTGTTGGTTTTTTTGTTATAGGTAATGCCCGTATATCCTGATTTATTCCTTATATCGAGTGCTCTGTTACGATTGTTTTCTGCATGAGTGACAGCCCTTAAATTACTAATACGGTTGTCGTGTCTGATACCGTTAATATGGTCGATCTGATCAGGTGGAAAACTACCGTACACAATTAGCCACGCCAGCCTGTGCGCTCTATATGAGCGCCCTAATATTTTTATTTTGACGTATCCGGTTTGTTTATGTAAGTTTCCTGCTTTCGAGCCTTTTGGGACATGCGAGGAAGCCCTAATCTCCCATTTGAATATTCCAGTACGACTATCGTAACTTAACCTTTCCATAACTATTTTTCTTAACTCTTGATCTTCTTCTGTACCACTAAACAAATCTAGTTCATTTTGCTTCATTATCTATTGCCTCCATCACCTCGTATAGTCCCACGCTCTGCACGACCTGTTAGTTTATCTATGTTGTACTGTGCTGCTTCTGATAGTGTTATGTTACTTCTCTTCAACAGAACTGCAAGATTCCACAAGACATCACCTGCTTCAGATATGATGTCGTCTCTATTGATCTGTTTCTCATCCCCTCGAAGAAGAGGCTTAGCGAACAAGTCAGCTAACTCAGCAGCCTCTATCATTAGGCTTGCGTGTGGGTAGAAGATGTGTTCGTAGTCTGCAAATGATTCAGCTACCGCTTGATACTCATTGAAATTCATCATAACCATTCCTCAAATAATCCTTTAATAAATCAAGGTGCATGTAGACTTCGTGTATCGTCATGTTGGTAGAGAAGACAGATAACCCATCCTCTCTCATAGCGAACCCTACAGCTCCGTGAAAATCGTTTATACCATCTTCGTCGGCTAGCCTTTGAAAAACTTCTTTAATTGATAGTTTTTCCGTCAGATCGTCTGGTACTGTACCTTTACCAAAGTTACCTTCAATAACTTTCATTCTAAACCCTCCAGCAGCAGTTCAATGTAGTGTTTAGCTTTCTGTAGATCAGCGGCTAATCCTTTATTCTTATACCTACAAACGTACTTTATCACATTACCTTCACAAAAGCCCAGCTTATTTTGAATGCAGAAGTCTACAGGTTGGATAGCCATATCCTTGTAGTGTGATCCTCCTATCTGTCTATTAATAGCCTTTGCTGCAATGTGGTCACCAAAGGTAAGTTCTTTCTGATGAACATGATAGCTGGCCCGCCACGCTGCTGAATCCCATTCGCTTTCTAATGCGTCATTTAGTTTACTCATTGTCGTCTAACTCCTCAAATATTTCAATGTTGTCTAGTATCTTATCTTCTAGTGCATCGACAAGCTCTTCGATGGTAACTTGTAGTATATCACACAGAAGATCTGGATCATACTCCTGTATTATTCTTTGTTTAAGTTCAATAAATGTCAGTGACATAATCAATCAACTCGTCTGTGTTATCTAAAGTGTAGTGCCTAAACCCTTCTTTTACACACCACTGTCCCATTGTTATTTTACCACCCTTTCTCACTTTAGTGTGAGGGTTAGACAGTACAAAGATTAATTCTGCGTATTGTGATGCTTCAGTATCTGCTGCATTCATCATATCTCGAATTGCTTTATACTTCTGTGTATCACCTACCCTGAAGAATCCCTTACACTCAATCAGCACAATATCCTTATAGACAAAGTCTGGTTTGTAGTTCCTGAATGTAGTGTAAGGTACATCGTATGGTTCGTAGTCCATCATCTTAGCTGGTAGAGAGTCTGCAAACTTCTTCTCTAATCCAGAACGATACTTACCGATACTCTTTCTCTTCTTCTTTACTGGGCGTTTAGAACTCATCTGGTATTGTCTCTTCTACACGTGGTAGTTTAACTACATCGACTAAATACTTAGGCCCGTAGGCGTAGGCAAATGTCCGTAGGTTAGGGTAGCAATGTTCTTTGTATTGACAGTAGGAGCAACCCATAGCTAACTTTGTATTGCCTGACTTCCCGTCTGGGACTGTGGCGTAACAATGTTCTTTAGGTTCTGGCCCCATAACCATCTTCTTAACGTGTTCTACTCTCTCTACTATATCGTAATCTAAATACTTAAACATTGGGTGGTCTTTGTCTTCTTCATCGTACATCAAGTAAGCAAGATGACCGTTCTGTTTATCCATCGCAAGCCACCCGTACTTAGTTTGTTTCTCTGAGTGAGCGTATGCTTTGATCTGTCCAATATATCCGAATGGATCGTCTTGTGCAAGAGTACCATCCTTAAACTTCTTATAGCCGTATGAGCTGGTAGACTTAACGTCTGTCACT